TAGAACCGCCAACACCCGCTGCAAAATATTCCCCACCATGATTGGTCTCCCATCGGCCTTTTGCCTTACTATCTTCTCGTAGTGTAACATCTCCAAAGATCTGTTTATACTCCTTGGTGTTCATTAAGTTTCGAACCTTGCTACCGAACCTTGATGCAAGTTCTGCGTTGTGTGATACCTGCATTATTTTTTTCTTTGGATACTTTCCAATATACCAAGCAGGAAATAAATAAGATGCGAATTCAGATTTAGTATGTCTAGGAGGCATATTGATGATGAGCCTCTTTGCATCACCATCAGCTATATCATGAAAAGCACTAGCAATAATTTCATGATGTCCTTTACCTAGTTCACTAGTATCTTTTCTGTAAATAAAATCTTGCCAAACATTTTCAACAAATACTAAAAAATTATCTTGGCATAATTTTATATACTCAAGTTGTTTTTTAAGTACCAGGTCTTTTAGTTCTTCTTCTGTAAGTGTGTCTAGTTTCATAAAATTTTTATACCCCCTGGGGGTAGGGGACCCATAAAAAAACAAAGGCCTCTTTTACACAATAGACTATATAAAAAACACTTTCAACTATTTCATACCGTTTGGGACCCTAGTGTTTGTGTATATATTGCTTTGTAAAGCCCGCGCCTCAGAACTGTGGTGCTGGTGAACGCGAAACCTCGCCTGTAATCTAAAAAATCTATTTGTTGGAAAGTATGAGCCTTGCTATACGCAACGCGTGTCATTGCGTAGGCGAGTTATCGCCTACGCAATTAAAGATTAGTCTTGTTGTAGTATGTTGATTAGTGTTGAGAATTTATTGACTATTGCTTTTTTAAAGTCATCAACAATAGGATTACCATTATTAACTAGGATATGCTTTTCACATTCGCCCATTAACAACTGAAACATAATTTCATAGTTTAGGTTTTTCTTACCCTCACTTGAAACAATGACATCATTCTCTAATAGTGATGTTGGTTTATTGTCATTAACTCTTTGAGCCAACACTTGAGCAATAGAGATTAATTGATTATTGGGCATTGGACACCTCGCCAATAGCTTTATATTCTGAATATTCAATAGTCTTTTGATATTCATTATACAAATCGTTGTAAGCAACTTTAAACCTATCCTTGTCAAATTGCTTTCGCTTACGATTTATTTTTTGTGAGCCAAAACTATTTCCTTCTTCATCTTGAACAACAATCAAGTTTTGGTTTGTTCTCTCGTGAACATTCACAATGTTTTGTTTAAGTGTATCTAACTCTTTCAGTACCCTGTTAGCAGTTAGCTTTAACTTAACATAAGCAAGAACTTGTTTTACTTCCTCTTGCTTTAGTCTTTTTACAGCATTCGCCATGTTTTACCTCTTTGTTAAATTTACAAACTTATGTTTGCCCTAACTGTATATATCCCATTCAATCTTATTACAATAGTTAATTTATCTTTTTTTTATTTATTTCCTTTTCAAGAAATTTACCAAAATCACTAAAAGCATTAGCTTCGCCCTCACATTGAATTGTTATATTTAACCCACGCGTCAGCTCTCGCAACTTCCGTGTGAACTCCTTCTGCCTCTGCACCCCTGTCTTTTTCTTTACCAACCGAGAACGAGAGGCACGAGACGAGGCGAGATTACTCGCCTCGTTAAATTTATTTTTAGCCATTACCAACTACACCAATATTCTACAATCTTTTCCTCATCTATCGATTGTTCACAGAATTTTAAGAACTTGATGTCTTGCTCTTTATACTCCTTGACGCTTTCCTCTTGGAACTGCTGTCCCCAGAAGAAACCATCTGTTGCTACATAGTCCTTGAAGTCATTATTAATTGCCTCGCGTAAATCATCAACGACCTCTTTAGTTATGTACACAGGTGCATCACAATCTCCATTAAAACCTAAATGTGAAAGTGTTCCTTTATGCTCATGGTGTTGGTTTTGTTCGTCCCACTTTTGAGCCATGAACTGCTGAAGTCTTGCGTGTTTTCTCCACACGAAAACTTTATTTTCTTCGGCATAGTTATCGTCAGAATAATATTTGTCCCAATCGATTTCTTGCCCTCGTAAGTGAGCTTGTTGGTCTAGTCCCATATCTTTCTCCTTTTGGTTAGTTTGTTCCCTCTCTTATCATATCCCACTACTTTATGTAAAGAACTTTTTTTAATTATCTTTTAGAATGCTTTTAAGAATCATTCTAAACTGCAAACCAAATTGATTAGTGTCCTACCATACTGCTTCTGCACGCCCCCTGACATTTCTTTACCCCACCATTTGCAACTTGTTGTTTCTCAAACGAGGTTCTAACCTTCGTGCACCAGCTCCTGCTTCTACACGCGCATGGTACCTGTTCTTCTGCAAACGAGAACGAGCCATCAAAGTATACCAACGAGCGAGAGGATCAGGATGCCGGTGACGCCCAACACCCAGCTTGGCCAGAGCATCATCGACACTAAATACAAAGCGAGAAAACTCAATCATCCTCCTTCATGAGCTTCTCCTGCTGCTGGTCCTCCTGGACCTCAGACTCAGCCCATGTATATCCGTTTGCAATGCAGCGCGAGCCAGGGGCACCGGTCAGTGCGTATACTTTGCCATTCTCTGGCTTATCTTCTTTACTAGATTTTTCTTTTGTCATTTGCTCTCCTATGTTGCGCTACACGTCAGAGATTCACCAGCCATCTTTCAGGCCATCGTATATCCGCTGATCAAGCATTCACTTAGGCGAAGTTAACGTGCAGTAGACCTTACATAAGACCTGATGGGATAAATGTCAAGAGGAATTTTTTATTTTTTTAAATCTTTCTTCAAACGACCATTTCTTGTCTTCTGGAATTTCACGGATCATGGCTTCCACCAGCTCCTGTAGGGACTGATTACGCTGATCCAGCTCCTGTAGCTTCTTGTTATATAAACGAGATCTGTTCTCACTTCGAACGAGATCGAGAGCATCAAAATCTATCGCCATATCTACACTCCTTTTCCAAGAACGACATTTACACATTTCCCACCTGTTGTCCAGAAAAATTTTCCCACGCCTCCTGTGCACCAGCTCTTACGCTGCTAGGGATGGGTTGTTGATTTACAAACGAAAACGAGATCTCGCTCGTGAAACGAGCGAGATCTTAAAATTAAATTATTATTTACCTGTGAAGATTACATCAAATCCATAGTGACATTCTAAATACCAATCTTGAGGATTTTTATGCATACTGTAACTTTTAGGAAATGCACCTAAAGAATAAGCAACACCCCAATCATGAATAGGGCAGGCTTCATAACCAACCATATCGCCATCCATTCTACCACCCCACTTTTTATAGTCAGTCTTGTAAGTTTCCCATTTGGGGTCATGTCCAAATTCTTTCGCTATTTTATCCAACGCTTCTTTAAATAGTTTAGATGCTTCTTTTAAATCTACTTTTTTTGTTACAAAGTCTGGTAAATGCTTTGCAAATATTTTTTCTTCGTAAGTCATTTTCTTTCTCCTTTAGTTAATTAAAAGATAGATAAGACCTAATGGGATATTTGTCAAGTTATTATTTCTAGAGTCCTGATTCGCGCGCGCCAGATCCCTGAGCTTCACCAGCGGGGGGCGCAGTTATTTTCTTCAAACGAGAAACGAGGTTTGCTAATGAAACGAGAACGAGGTTTGCTGGTCCCGTTACCAGGCCATGCTAACTAAGAGGTAAAAAATATAACATGGCCAGGAAACGAGAACGACATCTACGCCACCTGCTGTTCAGGATCACGCTGCGCCAGCTCTTTCACCAGTAGCTCCTGCAGAGCCATCCATTGTCCGGTGGACGAGAACGAGGAACGAGGAACGAGAGAACGAGGATCAGTGAAACCGGACACCGGTTTGTACAGTTTAAGAGACCTCTGCGAAGGGGTCTCTTTCAAGATAAAAACAACTCCACCCGCTTTAATATAACGGTTTATCCAAACAACTTGCCACTTATTTAGTTTAGGATATTTAGCTTCGTCTGATTTTAATTCTATCCAAAATACACCAGATTTATGTACACCATGAATATCAGGAATTCCATTGATTGTGCTAGATTCTATGCGAGTTAAAAAGCAATCGACTAAACCCTTTTTTACCTTTTGCCATAACAAACTTTCTCTATTTTTATCTGACATTTATT